TTCTGTTTTTAGCTTTATCTGAACTAATTAAAATATCTTGATCTACCATTTTATTCAAAAGTGTAAATACAGTTTGCTTACTAGCATTGATTTCTTCGATAAGTTGTTTACTTGTAAATATAGGATGCTGAAAAATAAAGTCTAAAATTGGAATGAAGTAATATGATTTTATAGAATCACCTAAAGATTTAAACTGTTCATATAAAGCTAAAATATTTAAAGCTTTCTTGGTATTGTTATGGGATTCAGCAATTATGCCACTTAGGAAAAAATAAATCCAAGATACCCAGTTATTACTTTTAGAAATATTGGCTAAATTATGAATATACTCATCACGATTACGTTCGAAATAAGAGCTCATGTAGAATATGGGAGATGGAATAATTCCACGATAATAAAAGAATAGAGGAATTAGCAATCTGCCTATACGTCCATTACCATCTTCAAATGGATGGATCATTTCAAATTGTGCATGAATAATAGCTGCTTGAATTAATGGATTTATCTCATCATGGTGGAAATACATTTCTAGATTAGACATATAAGAATCTGTTAGTTGTGGAGAAACAGGTGTATAAGAAATAAAATCATATCCACCGATATAGTTTTGTAGTTTTTTAAAAGCACCAGGATGTTTTGTAGACCCACGAACATTATCTAGGAGAATGGCATGCATTTCTTTAATAATTTTTATTGTTAATGGTTCTTTACTATTGGGATTTGATAATTGATTATATGGTGAAATAGTATCTAATGCATGTTTTAATGCAGAACGATAATTTAGAATTTCTTTTAACTCATCATCTTGAATATCAGTTTGGTTACCAGCTTCATGATTAAGAATATCTTCAAGCGTTGCGTGAGTACCTTCTAATTTAGAAGATAACACGGCCTCTTGTGTAGTGATAGGTGATAAAAGCAAAATAGGATTCGGCGTATTAACTAAAAAGCCTTTATATTCACCTAATGCCATATTCGCCTCGGAAGATAGTTTAATTAATTCAGGAGTGAGTAAATTAAAAGTATCAAAAGGTAAACGTTCAGGCTCATATGGTGGCGGTGCAGATCTACGCAATTCTACAAGCCTTTCATCCGTAATATTAGACATAAAATATAACTCCTATAAAATAAGCAACATAATATAATTGGAAAGTTTTACAGTATATGATGATAAAAATCAATAGTTTCTAACATATCATCTGTAAGTTCTTTCCGCCTTACCATATGTTCAATTAAAT